ATTTTATGTTCTACTGTTTTAAGCATATTAATATTTATAAACAACAAAAGGACCTTGCGGTCCTTTTGTTTTTATGGTTACTACCCTTAACGGATTAAGCGTACTTAACAGAACCCATAGCAATTTTGCCTAAGTAGTCTGCTGCGTTGCCTAAAGAAGAAGCAGTATTTGTTAATTCAACATAACCATAACGTGTCATGAAGCTAACTACTGGTTCCATTGTTGCAGGATCTAGAACAACACCAGAGCTCATTAGAGGGATATATGGGCAGTAGAATGCTGCCGCGTCCATTTCATTAGGACCTTTATAACCAACTAAGATTGGAGTTGTAGCGTCTGCATAGCTGTCTACGTAAACACGAACGCTGCTGTTTAATGTACCAGCAAATTTTGTGTTTGTAGGAGCTTCGAAAGTACCTTCTGTTGTACGAGCGAAAGCAGAAGTTGTAGCACTTTGTAGAACTGTTAATGCTGTTGGGGAAACAACAACATAGTTACCAGCGCCACGACGTGTACGTTGAGCGATCTTGTTAGCAACATCATTGATCATGATAGCTAATGTAGCGTGCTGGTCACCAACGTAAGTTGCTGTACCAGTGAAGCTTGTACCACCTAGACCTTGGTCGAAAGTGTGGATTGCGGAACCGCTTAGAGCACGTAGTTTACCTAGTAACTCTTGGTCGATTTCAGCAGTGATTTCTTGTGCTAAAGCAGCCATGATTTCTGCTTCAACGTCCAAGCCGTGCATAGCTTGTGCGTCTTGAGCCGCTTCAAATGTCCAACGTGCGGACATTTTACGTGTCTTAGCTTCAACAGTTTGCTTTAGAATCTGGATGCTTAGTTTCTTACCAACTTCGCCTTCCATGCTTGCTGTAGCAACGCCACCCGGATTGCTTACATCGCCGTTACCGGAGTATGCCTTAGCAATGTTGAATGGGCTTAGTGCTTCGCTACCAGCAGTAACGCCAGCGGCTGTTTCAGCATAACGAACACGTAAAGTATGGATTTGACCAACTGGACCTGTCATAGGCTGAACACCAACGATTTCGTTAGCGATAACAGTAGGCATAACGCGACGGATAACAGGTAAAATTACCTTGTTAAGAACGGCTACGTTACCACTCTGTGTGGCACCTGCAGAAGCAGATTCCATAATGTTTTTCTTTGTGTTTTCTAACACAGATTCCATGACAGCCTTACGGTTGCCATTTAGCCCTTCTAGTAGAACGTCTTTAGTAGCAGTCCAATTTTGGGCTTCGAAAAGTTTCTCAGACATAGTAGTCTCCCTTAAATTATTACTTTCCAATACCGGCTAATTTTCTTAGTGATATGATGTCTGCAGGAGCAGAGTCCTCACTAGAAGTTTTGTTGCCTGTTACCGCAGTCTTCTGCGATGTTGCGCTTTCAGAAATAACAGTTTTGCTTGTTGGCTTAACTGCTGTTTCATTCAATACAGCTGGTAGATATTTGTTATATGATTCACGTAGGCTTTCTGTCTTAGTTGTCTTTAACAGATCTTCCATGATCTCGCGCTTTTCTTTACCTAGCGGAGCTACCAACTCTTGCATAATTGCTTGACGCTTTACAGTGTCTTCGGCAATACGAATTTTTGCATGTGCTTGTGCAATTTGTGCATCTTTGCTTTCAACTAGCTTAGTTGTTTCATCTAGTTTTACAGAAAGAGCAGCTAACTTGTCACCAAGTTGTTTAACTTGTGTGCCGTCGGCAAATCCACTAGCCATAAACTCGCCAGCAAATGCTTCCATGATCTTACGACCAAATGCATTTTCACGGCTTACCTGAATATCTTCACGTAGCTGGGTGATTTCTGTGCGTAGAGTTTCTGTTAGAAGTTTTTCTGCTTTAACAGCAGCTTCTTTAATGAATTTTGCTTTTGCATCAGCAATAACTTTACGACCTTCTTTTACTAGGTCGACACGAGCCTTGACTAACTTGTCTTCATCTTCTTTCAACTCACGTAGTTCGTTGCTTAGTTTCTTTAGAGCAAATTCTTCAAGTTTTTCAAAGTTTGTTTTCTGAGCATTGCGGTCTTCTCTAAGTTCTTTAACTTCTTTAGACAATTGCTCCATAACGAATTTGTTTAGAAGTTTAGCATGTTCTTTAACTTGCTTCTTGTAAGAAACTTTCGCTTCTACAAGTTCTCGCTTGTCAATTGTTAATTCTTCCAATTCTTTACGGATTGCTTCGGAAATCATTTTGTCTGCAGCTTCAACAATAAGACCTTTGTCATGTTCATAACGTTGGCTAAATTCTTCACGTAAAGTAGCTTCAACTTGCTCACGTAAAACTTTAGCTTGGCTATCCCATGCCTCTTGTAGTTGGCTTTGGACTTCCTCAGATAAAACCCCAGTACCGAATAGTTCTTTAATTCCGCTCATCTTTTGTCCCCTTAATTTTTATTTAGGTTATTGATGAACCTGAGAACCTCTTCCTTGAGGTATTTTTGTGCAGTAGTATCATGTCTTACAGCGCCTGCAACGTCCATTAGGGCGCCGCGTCTACGATCCATCATTACACGTTCGTAGATTGCTTTTGGATATGCACTAGGAGCACTCGGTTGTGCCACGATGTCCACCGTGACAATTTCAAAATCAGTAACGCCACCAGATTCATTGACGTTACCAGAACCCCTACTGGAAACACCTAGCTTAACACCACTCTCTAAAAGAGTTTTAACGATGTTACCCATTGGTGTAGGTAGGATTTTTAGCTTACCGATACCGTTGTTTTCGTTCATGTACATATTAGTAATCATGTGACTAACACGGTCTAGGTTAACTTGCAGGTCATCGGGGTGATCAGCTTCGCCTAACACGCTATAACCATTTTTAATTTTTTCAGCAATGACATTACATGCCTTAGCAATTTCATTAACAGGGTAAACTCGCTGATTTTGGTTCTTTACCCCGCCCTGAATAAAAATGCCTTCCATGTAGAGATCCTTGCCGCCATGGCTGTTTTCGATTAGCTGGGTACGCATACCTGCTTGATCGTAAGTTAAAGATTCTACTAATGGTAAAGACATGATATTAAGCCTTTGCTACTGGACTAGTCTTGTTGCTAGCACCGTCACTGTTCTTTGGAACAGAAACTGCTTTTTGTGCAGGAGCTTTTGCGTTACCAACTTTGTTAACGTTGCCCATGTCGTCTGTCTTGCTGCCAGGAGTAGCTTGGCCTGCGCCAGCTTCGCCTGTAAACTTAACAGCTTTAGCACCATTTGCACTGATCTTAGCACCGTTGCTTACCGGACTCTTGGTGTTTTGACCATTGTCGCCCATTTTAGCAGCAGGAACAGATTTTAAGCTAACGCTTTCGCCCATAGCAGCAAAATCTTCTTCTGCGCCACCGGCAGCTGGCTCTTCGGCAGGTTCGTCGGCAGCAGCATCGCCTCCCATTAAGTCTGCGAAAATAGCTTTTAGATCAGCTAATGCATCATCGACTTTTTGTAATGCTTCTTCGGCGTCGCCTTCTGCACCAGCAGCATCGGCACCAGCTTCTGCATCGCCCATAGCTAAATCAGCAGTTGCTTCGTCTTCGCTTGGCTCATCGGCACTCATAGGATCTTCTTCCTCGTCGCCTTCTGCTTCACCGAATAATTGCTCGTCTTCTAAATCAGATTCGTCTGCAATAATTTCTTCTTCGAAGTCTGCGTCAGCGGCTCCGCCGATACCTTCTTCTAATTCTTCGTCTTCTAATTCTTCCTCAGCAGCTTCGTCGAACTGGCTTAGTTCTTCGTAAATGCTTTTGCCTTTTGCAACAAAGAATTGATGTAGCAACTCGCTTGCACGATCTTCTTCCTTATTAATCAAGGCCTCTAATACTTGTTCTAATGTATGTTTAGACATTGTGTAATCTCCTTTTGGCCAAAGTGGTTTGTCTGTAATATATTTACAGAATTATTCAAAATAATATTTAAAATGGCATTAAAAACGCAGTTTTCTCTAAGAAAATCCAGTTAAGTAAGCTCTATTTACATAGCCGGAGCAGGTCTTTGATATATTTTAGAATATAACTCCCTGCGGCTTTCTAATTCTAGCTTTCTTATTTCGCGCATTTTTCTTAATTTGCCTAAATGTTCTAGTGTTAATCTAGGGCGGCGAGTATCCATTTTTGTACTCTGTGCATGTTCATTTTCTGCAGGATCTTGATATCCTAACTTAACTTCATTAAGTCGCACTTGGTGTTCCTCCTGGAGCAGTCGGTGCCGGAGCAGGAACTGATCCTAATACGCTAGGTGCTTCTGCACCCGGTGCTTCTTCAGGAGCTTGTCCTAAAGTGTCTAACTGACCCATATCTTCTTCAGATGGACGTTGGATGCCCAAGCTGTTTAAATCTCCGCCAGCCATTTCTGCAGTTGCAGTATCTGTCATAGTACCATCTGGGTTTTCTTCTTGCCACATGGTTTCGTTTTGTACCATCTCTTCGTCAGTTAATCCCAAATACTTCTTCAATACAAAACGGCGGCTTAAATAACCAACTTCTGCAAGTTGTCCAAATACTGCGGCACGGGCATTATTAACTTCGATTTCTCTGTACTCGCTAAAGCTCTGCGGTGGCAGGAAGTTTAATGTAAATGTACTCGAATCTAATTCGATACCCTTCTTTTTCAAGAACATTTTGAATTCTTTATCTAACGGTCCAATGATTAAGTTTTGTAATCTTTGGCAATATTTGTTAAAACGATATTCTTGAATAAACGCTGTACCAACACGGCCATCATTATATACCGCAGTTCCATCATCAGGACCAGTCGGCATATAACTGCTAGGGATTCTTAAGGCGCGCATTAACTTATTAGTAAAATACTTTAAGTCGTCGATTTGTCCTAAGTTATCGCCACCAGGTAGCACTTCAACTTTACTTCCGCGGCCTTCGGCTGTTTGCGCAAAGAAATAGTCTTCTAACATGCTCAATGGATTATAACTACTATCCATAATACTAGTTCCGCCGCCGGTTCTACTTGGGATTCTGCGCTGGTGGATTTCGTTTTTAACTCGTTCAACAAAGCTCATAGCCATGTTAGCCGGCATGTTTCCCACGTCGATGTAAAATACTCTACGTTCCGGAGCACGCTGTACGCGATAGATAATAATACTATCTTCTAGCAAACTCTTTTGCTGATAAACTTTATACACCGCTTCTAATATGCTAGTACCAAATGGATAGTTAGAATCCATTCCTTCGCTTAGACTTAAATGTATAACATGGCTAGCATTAACAGGGGTTTCTGCTTGATTGCCCGTGCCTGCACCCTGTGCTGCCGGACTGGCAAATTGCGTAAATGCTTGCTTGCTAAATTGTGTAGGACCAAAGTTATTATCGGTCATTAATGGCTCGGATGCTACTTTATCAACTACATCCAAGCTAATATTCTTCATAATAAATTGTTCAACTTCTTTGCCTTTTGCTTCGTTGATAATCAATTTACTAACATCTTCTGCACTTACATAATATAATTCGTATGTTTCGGGATCGCGAATAAAGAATTGATCGCCGTATTTAAGTGCATTTCTTACCATGCGCCAAATACGTTTGTTCCAAGTATTAATTAAACACCATTGGCGCAAACTTCTTGTTAATACGCTTACTTCTGCGTCAGTGGGTTCATTAAAATGTTCGATTGCAAAGGGTAAGTTGCTTTCGTAATCAAATTGTGTGCAAAATTCTGCTATAGTATCTAATGCTGCATTAACTTCGCTATCTGCATCCATTATTTCATATTGACCATAACGGTCAACACGGTTAGGTGCTCCTGTATATACGTCTTTTAACCAGCTATTAAATTTAGTCGATGTGCCATTGTGAGCAGACGAGTTGCTTTTTGATCTAGCAACTTCGTTGGCGGTCTGCGGTATCTGAAAATGTTTTCTCCAGCTCATTTGTTATCCTGTTATGTATTTATTAGCCTGTATTCAATTGTAAGTTTGCAATTTTACGTTCTGTAGATGCTTGATATCCAACTCCGCGAGCATTAATTTGGTTTCCATATCCTGCTTCTTCTCGTATTGCTTTTAGTTCTGCAAACATTTGTTGGGTTAATGCTAGCGAATCTTTTACTTCTTTTTCTGCCTTTTCTGCTGCACTTAGCTGTTGATCTTGCAGTTCTTTTTTGGCAGATTTTTCTTCTGTATTTCCAAAAAATTTCTCAAAACCTGCAACTAAACCCCCTATTACTGCGCCTGCTATTGCACCTTTAGGTCCTAAAAACATACCCATACTTGCACCGCTTGCTGCTGCGCCTAATACGCTTATACTTTTTCCAGCTGTAGTTTCTGTACCGACGGCGTCTGCTGCAATACCTGCGCCAGCGCCTATAATAGATGCTGTGCCGAGTCCTTTGACAAATCTTCCTGTTTTAGATTTTGATGATGTAGAAGCTATATCTTTTGTTCTATCTATCGTGCCTCTGGTTTTTCTTCCTAAAGTTCTGCCAAATTCTTCAGGTGTGCTGCCCATTGATTTTATTTTTGCAGACAGCATTTGTACAGATAGTTGCAGCTCTTTAAACGAAGTCGATAGATTAGAAGACGCAA